CTTCTGCTTCAAGGTTTGTAGGGGGTAAAGGAGAGGCTAATATATAGGAAGAACTTACAGATTCTAATAGTTCATCTTTATCTATTGCATCAAACTTACTTGCATTATGTTCTATTGCAGTAACTTGATATATGTTTAGCTCTTCTTCTGTTACCTCTAGTACTCTGAATAATTGCATTTCTAAATTAGCTTCAGCAATAGCCCACATTGTATTAGCTTTAGGTACCACGCTTAGTGGAGTATTTAAGTCTAACTCTGTAAAAGATCCTGTACTGCCTAGTACAATAGTAGAAGTTTCTATAGCCCCTAAATTAGATATCTCAGTGCTTCCATTTGGTAACGTCTTTTCAGAACCATAAGGCATAACTACAGAAATAGTATATACTACGCCGCCTGCTAGGGAAGCTGGAGCATCTAAATAAACTTTATCTACTGTACTATTCGCACCTAGCCTTCCTGAGAACCTAATTCCTGCTCTATCTGCATCTGCTACCTGTATTATTTCCCCAGGCTTAATAGCTGTGCCGTCTAATCCTGATTTGAATACTACTGTTTCGGTTTCTTCTTTCTCTGAGTATAAAAGCCACTTACCAACTCTACTAGCTTGCCCTCTTGAGGTGCAGCCTACAGCTATAATTTCTGCTTCTTTAATGCCATATCTAGCTATAGATTCTTTATCTTCTACATACTCTACTTTTTGTTTGAAAAAGTTTAAAGGATCATTCCAAGTTACTAAAGCTATAGTGTGTCTGGCCTTAATAGAAGTACCCGAATAATTGAAATTTCCTCCAACAATATTAGACTTAGAGAATATAGCTACTGGATCGCTTGGAGCATCTTGAATAGTACTAAGACTACCTCCATCCCAATAAGTCATACCCCTAAATACTGAGGATAGACTTTGTATTAGAGTATAAGCTTCTTCTCTAGTTTGTAGGTATATGTTTAAAGTAAAACGTGATTCTTGTCCACCCATTCCGTCTGGTACTAGCTCGTCACAGTACTTACCTATAGTGTATAAGTCCCATTTATCTATTTGGGATTCAGGTATATGCATACCTAACCCGTACCTTGTGTTAGTTACTAAATCATAGAAACACCAAGCCGGATTACTTGTCCAAGCTACTTTAAAAGAGCCGTCCCACAGTCCTGTATATATTTTAGTATTAGGATCATAGTTTGTAGGGACTTTTACTCTTAAAAGTTTTACATGGTAGCCTCTTGTAGGTATCCTAGAAAATTGTTCAGCATCTACATTAACATATGCATAAGAACTGTTTGGGTAAGAAAGCTTTTCTGTTATTATAGAAGTGTAAGAATCCCAATATATACCATTAACCAGATTAGATTTGGTGCTGTCTGCGGTTAGCTTAGTTATTCTAATATCCCAAGGAGCACTGCCTAATAGTGATAACGAAACATTTCTTTGGTATTTGTTGATTGTTTTTCCAACTATACTAATTGTCCCTATTTTTGTATAGTTGCTAACATTAGTTAGCTTAACTGTTCCGGAACCTGATAACTTGGTAACTCTAAACTCATAGTTTGCATAAGCTAAACTATTAATATTTAAACTAATAGAGGAGTATGGGCCTAGGGTAGAATTAGGGTTTGGGAAAGTTTTTTGGGACAGTACGTTCCAAGCACCTCCAGTACTTAGGTTTCTATACTCTATCTTAACTGTAGGAGGAGCCCCACCATAGGTACTTACTAATTGATAACTGTATTGGGCACTCTGCCCCCCCCAAAAACCTGTATTCCACACCCAAGCACCAAAAAAGTAATATCCGGTACCAGAAGGGCCTTGCCCAAAAAGACCAGTAGAATTTTCAATTTTTGAGTTCTCGACCCTTATAGTTGTAGTTCCGGTTACAGGTCTATCCCAAATAAGGTTTGCTAAAATACCTACACTGCCTGTAGTGGTTGCGGAAAGAGTCGCACCATTGCTAGATATAGCTGTACTTGTGTATGTCAGTCCTGTGCTTGTTAACTTTAAAGTTATTAAGGCGTCTTTGTAGCCGCCCCCGTTACTTTGCACTTCTACTTTTAGATCTATTCTAGATCCTGATATATCCCCATTAGAGATATTTTGTTTACTTAATCTAGGTACACCTAAAGTTAGGCGTACTAAATCTATATCGGAATCGGTTATAGTTTTTACTGAAGGCATGGCACTAGATATCTCTACACCTACAGAAGACTCTACCTCTGTGCCTCTGTACCCTAATACAGGGTCTTGTACTTGTGTGCCTTCTCTAAACTCTACAGTTACTCCTGTAAAATTATATGTTCCGTCTGTATTTTGTACTGGAGTTTTATCTAGGTAAACTGACTGAAGTCCGTTTACTAAGCCTTCAATTTCACCCTCACTGATAAGGTCTAAAACCTTAGCATATTGCTTTGAGTGTAAAGTATCTGGAGACTCAACAGCTACTCTAGCTGAACCCCCTCCTCCTTTACCCCCACCTGCGCCTGAAATATATGTTTGTGCCATTAAATATCTACCGTTGTAAGACCTGCACCGATTACCGCACTACCCACTAGTAGCTCTCCATACCCTACAGGTACGGGGTGGCCTTGTGCTGTTGTATTTACTGCACCTTTAAAATAAAAGGAAGGTGTATTTTCTGCAGCTTCTGCAGGTGCTGGTGTTTTTTGGCTTCCCATAAACAGAGAAGCTACGCCACCTAGTAGCAAGGACATACCTATACTACCAACTATCCCGCCTATTGTACCTCCTATGCCTGCCCCTGTTAAGAAACCTAAGCCTGTACCAAGACCAAAACCACCAGTAGCCCATATTAAGGCAACACCAAGCACTATCTTAAAAACGCCACCAGAACCTGCAATAACAGGAATTATTCTAACTACTTGGGTTTTAGAAAAAGGAATAAATAATTCCTGTTCCTCTATATCTGTAGAGCCTATAAGTATAGAATACCTTGACTCTTCTTTTTCTAACTCTTTTTTAACTTCTGGAAAGTTACATATTAGAGCTTTTATTATTTCTGCTACACTATTAATTTGAAGCTTTACTTCTCTAAGCTCACAGATCTCTGCTAGGTTACCATATAGTCTTACTGTAGTAAGTTCACTGCTCATTTTCTTGTATACCTTGCAATTGTGTGTATATTTTTAAGCCAAAAACCGCTTATGGGTTCCACTCTGGATAGTCTTCCAGTTACATGATGAAGTATTTTTTCATCGCCTAAATAAATAGCTGCGTGGTTGGGTACAGGAGACATTAAGTTAATAAGTAATATATCATGTTTTTCTATGTTTTCTACAGAGGAGAAGCCCGCACTAGCCATACTGTCTAAGTATAGGTTCTTTCCTTCATCCCACCAGCCTTCGGTATTTTCTATTTTTGGTAGTTCTATACCTAGCTCTTTTTTATAGTAAGCCATTATTAAGGAGTAGCAGTCATCCATTCCGTAAACAAAAGGCTTACCAGTATATTCTTTTACATTAAACTCTGATGCCTTAAAAGTCCCCATGTATTTTTCTCCCAAAATCCACCGTATACAGCCTTACAGGATTCCCTATTGGCTACATGATGTAATATTATATTGTTTCCTAGGTATATAGCTCCATGGTTTGGCACTGAAGCCCCTACCTGCATAACTATAATGTCGTGTATTTTTGGTTTCTCAGATGTTATTATACCAAAACCAGCACCCTCTGCCAAGTCTAAATACTTGTTTTCCCCTTTGTCCCACCATTTATCTACTCTATAATAATTAAGGAGCTCTATGTTTAGCTCCCTTTTATAGTAGTCTTTAATTATTGTGTAGCAGTCCAAAACTCCATGAAAAAAGGGTCTGCCCTCATAAGGAAGCTCTACCGCTTCTGGAAGTATAAAGGTTTCAGACCTATTAGGTACAGATACTATAAGCCAAGGTACTTTGCTTAAGTTACAAGAAGCCTTGTCTGCTGCAGAAGGCTTACTGCTTCCTAGTACGTGACTATGGACTATTACTTCTATAGTGCCTAAATCTTCTGCTTTAGCATAGTCGCTTGGACCTATAGCAAAGGTATGTTCCGGATTGTCTGATACATTAGTACAAGGTATAAACTGGGTTTCGCCCTGTACCTTTACCAGTATGCCACAAGACTCTTCAGGGCTGGATTTCTCTGCATGTTTGTATATTTCTTCTAATATATTATCTTTAAGCATCTAAAAGTCCTGCTCCTGGGAACCCTCCAAAAGGTAGTATGCCATTCTCTCCAAACCTAAGACTACATCCTTTTAAGGACTTACTGCAAGAGTCTAAAGCTGGATCCGACGTAAGATTATCTGAGCTGTCTGCTACTGCTCCTCCAGCATAACTACATTCGGAGCTTCTATATGACCAAGGACACATATTCTGTATTATCTGTCTGCGAGGCAGCTTAACACCTTGTACATCCCAGCTAGAGGATAGTTCAAACTCTATAAAGGAAGAGTTTTCAGATACCTTTCTATCTATGTAATAAATATCAGGGTCAAATTCCACATTAGGGTCTGCTATAGGGTTGCCTGCTGTAAAGTTAACAGCATCTAAGTATTTTAGGAAGGTTCTGCGCCTAGTTATTTTTGCGCCAACCAAGTCATCTAAACTTCTAACTAGAGAACCTATAGTACCTAATATGTTTGATACTACCAGCCTAGGTCTTGGGATTTCTCCATTACTAGAAATATCAAAACCTGAAGCGTCAATGGGGAAAGCTAAGTATGTTACTCCTCCCCATATCACATCAGCTTGTAGCTCGTTAGTCCCAGCATGGAAATAATATATAGAATCTCCTAGGCCTGTCAGGTCTAATTCATATAAAGATACTATAGCACCTGCACTAAGCTGCTGAATGTCTGCTGCTATAGTCATTTAATTATGCCTCGTAAACTCTTTGAAATTTAACTGAAATTGTTCTTGTTAGTGGAGATGTATATGTTTCTTTCCAGGAAGGAGCTATTACCGACAAAGCAGTAGTCTCCCCTGGTGG